TGTGATAATTAATTCCTTTTAACAACATACCAACCTTTATTTATAAAATGTTTAACTCAGAAAGGTAAATCATTTTCATCCTCAACATTATCTTCAACAGTTTTAGCTTCTGGTTGCCATTTGTCAACGCTTAACGAAACATCTTTTCCAAATTGGTCAGCTTCGTCTTTAATGTTAATATTTAACCTTACGAATTTATGTCCTTTAAATTCTTCTATGTGTTCCTGTATTTTATCAATGTTAATAGTTGCCTTTAACCAGGTTTCACTTTGTTTTTTACCGCTTCCACAGTAGATTTTTTTTTCACTCATTTTTGTTTGTTTTTTTTGTTATTATAATAATTTTTACAATGTTGTTTATTAGCTTCAGGATTATTTTTTTTCCATTCAGCAGTCCTTTTAATTACTTCTTCTCTGTTTTTTAAGTAATGTTTTCTGCTATATTCTTTATTTTTTTCTTTACGTTTTTGTTTGTCTTTATATGGCATTTTGTTTGTTTTTAATTAATAAATAATTACGTCAGCTTTCCAAATATTTTACTGTCCCTAGCTAATAAATATACTAACTGACGCAATAAGTTAAAAGTTGTTAAAATAATCTTTTTTAAATGTGTTTTCTTTGTTTAAAAATTCTAGTAGCTTTTCAGTATTTACCCAAGCAAAAAACTCTTTTACATTTTCAATTAAAAATCTTTTATAGTCTTCACCTTCATAAGAATTGTTTCCAGCTTCTTTAAGAAACTCAACAATTTGGGAGATAGTAACAAATTTAATTTTGTCAGTATGCAAAGTATAGTATTCAGATAGTTTGAATATACTTGGTTTGTCTGGGTTGTTTTGATATTCTTTAATAGATATTAAGCAAATACTTAGATCTTGTATTTCTTTAACAAAAAAACCGCTCAATTTATCCCATTCTTTTTCCATTTGTTTAAGTTCTTTGTCGGTACACTTTACTCTAAAAGCCCCCCAACCTTCAGAACCAGCAACATACTTTAAACCTGTTACGTCTTGCTCTAAAACCTCGCCAAATACACCCGTGTATTGTATTAAGTATTCTTTAATCATTTTGACTTTTATTATATTGTTCTGAAATTTGTTCTAAAATTGTTCTATATCGAATTACCTTTTCTTCTGCTTTTGCTTTTGACGTTTGTATTTCAATTATACGTTTATTGATATTTGAAAGCATTACATTTAAAAAGTATTTATGTCCTTGTTTCATTTTATTTTAGCTAGTTCGTTGATTTGTGGTTTAGTTAATTGGAATTTAATTAATAAATTTTCTTTTTTATATTCCCCCAACTCAATAGATTTTAAAGCTTCTTGAAATCGTTGTTTAGTTAATTTAGGTTTTGCTTTTGGCACTTCTATACTATTAGAGTGTTCTACGTCTGCATCATCTATTTTACCCGTAGGCACTAAAAACAAATATAACAAACAATATTTAAGGGCGTAGGTTGTTGATTTACCCGCTGATTTATCTTGCGAGTCTATTCCGTGTCCGTAGCCTGAAAGCTCTATACTTTCGCCTGACTCGTGTATTAATAAATACTTTGTTTGAACTTCTGTTAATATTGACTGTTTACGCTTTTCATTACCGTTATAGTTTTCGTTCCATTGGGTTACGGTTATTTCTGACTGTATTTCTGTTGGTATTATTGCCAATCCATTTTTAGTCATAGCCGAACCTATAACCTGTTTTACTTGTTGATCGCTTACACCTTTATAGCTGTAACGACCATCTCCAACGGTCAAAGATTTATCAATCCCCTTTACTTCGTCCATTACGTTTAAAATGGCTTTAACTAGTTGTTTCATCTTCAATAAATTTTAGTGTTAATAATTGTAGTTGTTTAGTCTTTGAAAGTATAAAATTACAACGTACAATATTTACGTTTAATAATCTTAATTTCGTTTTTAAGTTTTCTAGTTCCTTAATTTCCTTTTCAAAACCATTTAAAAGACTTATAAGCGACTCTATTTTAATTTCCTTATGTTTCTTTATTAAAATATTTTTGTGCCAATTAACACGATTTAAAGACGCTTTAACGTTGTTTAATAGTTCCTTTTCGAAATCGTGGCGTTGCCATTGTTCCAAACGGTCTTGAATATGGCGGTAGTGTGCGGTTTCTTCCCTTGTTAAATTCATAGCTGTTCTTTTATAGTTTGTAGAATTTTTAACAGTTGCATAAACTCACCATTATTAATACATAAATTATAATCGGTTTGAAAACTATTAAAGCTTACAGTTGTTGTATCGTGGTTTTTGCTTAGTTCAATATCAACCTCTGTATGGTGGTCGGATAGTGTAAAAATGTTTTTTGAATATTTAATCTCTGCTTCCATCTTTTTTATTATTATGTTGTTTAACAAAATCCTTCATAAAATTTACAATAGTAGAAGAATAACTAAATTCCCACCAAGACACATTACCCTCTTTTTTAGCTTTTTCTTGTAGTTCTTTGTGAATGTCTACAAACTCTTGAACTACTTCTTTATCTTCATTTTTAATAGAGAATGTTTTAACTCCTTTTAAATGTTTCATTCTTTTATTTTTTAGTTATTTTATTAAATATTTGTAATAATAATTTTTTATCCCTGTGTGTTGCTGGTTTTATTTGATAATTATTTTCTTCATCTTTTCTAACAAAAGCAATAGAAGATAAACCACCATTTAAAACTTTGTTTAATAAATCTTTTACCTCTTTAGATACTGTATAAATATCCTCAGGCGTTAAACTATTAAATTCTTTGTTTTCTGTAAATACCATTGTTTTAAGCGTTAGTTATTAAATAAAATAAAATTTTGTAACTCAAATAAAAGGCGGTTACGATCGCCATAATATTAAATATTTCTTTTTTCATAACTGAATTGTTTATGTAAATATATATATAAATACAACAAAAACAAAAAACACATTAAAAAACAATTAACAAAGAAATGTTAATACTAAAAAAAGTGGGTAATACGGGCGACCTGTCCGCCTGTTGGGTGGTGGATAAAGCCCTCGATGGCGGGTAAATTTAAATAACCGTTGGAATGGTGCCAAGAGTCTGGGGGTGAAGGACTACGCATTGTTTCGACACAAACAGAAACTATATCGTTTGAGCGTTTAGAATGGAAATGGTGTAAATAAATATATCTTCTGTTGCAATTCCCCCAAAGTTTCGGACATTCAGTCGCCATAATTAACGGTAGTTCGTTGGCTTTTCCTTTGTCACCGTGCGAAAATCCTAATAAATTACTTTCGTAACCAACGTATTTACGGTAAGCTGGGGAAACATCAAAAGAAATATCTTGGCAATTTTTAAAATGCGTTTGAATTAATTGGGCTAAATAAAATCCACTTTGGTAGTCGTGGTTTGAAGGGCAGTAAACACAATGTACTGGAGCAATTTTTAACAACGTTTCTATAACCTCAACGTAGAGCTTTTTAGCCATTAAGAAAAGTTCGTACCACATTAACCCGTCACTATCTACTAAAGTTCCTTTGGTTGTCTTGTTGGGTGTGTCGTAGTGTAAAATATCGTTACCTAGAACTAAACAAATCTTATTTATTGGAAACCCTTTAACTTTATTTAAAATACCGTTAACGCCCTTAATAACACGAATAACGGCTTCCTGTGTGTCGTAACTCTGCCCTGTTTCTAGTTCACTAGCAATTTTCCCTAAATGTACGTCAGCGGGATCTATAACTAGCAAATGGTTGTTAAGGTGTTTAGTATATTCAAAAGGTTCGTAATTGGGGGCGTGTTCCTGAAAGCTTTCTAGCATTTCAGAGTAAAATTTGTCTTTTTCGTCTTTTCTGTATTGTGAGTTTTTAAAAAATAAAGAGGCTTTTTTAGACTTAATCCAACCGTGTTTAATATCGTTTGGGTTAATACCTTCTTGTTGGGCTTCATCTCTAATCCTTCGATATTCTAAAATTATCTCGGCTTCGTCAGGTTTTAACCTAAATCTAGGATTTGATTTTTTTTCTTTATACCTATTTTTGTGGTCTTTATTTATTCCCCTGTCTTTCACTTTGTTAGGCGTTTATATATTACCAACAACACAAACAAAGCCAACCCAATATAAATTAAACTTTGGTACTTTTCCCACCAGTTGATTTCCTTATATACCACTTTCTCGACCTCAATCGGTATAATTTTCTCTTTGTAAATCGTATCATTAGGTAATTTAATTGAATGAACGATTTGTTCTTTAATTGTGTCGTATTTATAGGAAATTTTAAGCCTTTCATTATTGATAATTATTACACAGTCTTGTTTAATAAAATTGTTTACTAGTGTAGTGTCGTATTGTTCAATAACAAAAGTATCAACAAAACGAATAGTATCTATTCTAGTTTCTGTTAAATGAGGAAATTTTTTAATTAACCTATTCATTCTTTTTTGAGGTGAACAGGCAACTAATAAAACTACCGTGAGAACTTGGACAATATACCCTTTAAAGCCTTTTTTAACCATAGTTTTGTGTTATCTGCTTTAAATAAAAATAACGCCAATGAAAGGCACAATATTACGCAGAAGTCAATTAAATCTAACTGCCTCCAGTAAAAAGCGTAGACGTTTAACCCTAATAGAGCCAACCCTATAATATTAGTTAAAATATTTTTTTGTTTATCATTCATTTTAGTATGTTTTACGATCCACAACCTACACATTCAAAATGTGAATCGGTTGGTTTTACGTTGTTTAATTTCATTTCTAATTGGTGGATTTTATCTCTTATTTCCATATCCTTTACCATATCGCCCGTTAATTGGCGTTTTAATTCCTTTATTTGTTCTTTCATTTTATTTAGTTCTATTATCCCAACGGGCTTTGTTGCCCCTTCTGTCGTAGTGTGTAAATGTGTTGTATCTCCCTACTCCGCCTTCCTCTATTGCGTCAATCCTTATTAATCCCTCTATAATGTCCGCCACTTGGTCGGGTGTGTAACCTTTTACCGTAATATCTGTTGCGTTGCCTGTCAAATGTTGAGAATATTTTGCCCCTCCTATCTTTGAATTGTAAGACGGTGAACGGTACGCACTATTTATTGTTACGGTAGCGTTACAAAAATCTCTAATTGTTTGTAAATTGTAGGCGTGAACTTGTACGTTTTCGAAAACATCTAAAGGCATTTCCGAACCATCGTTACAATTAAACTCTGATTTACTAAAATTCTTTGTTAAATCACCCATTAGACTCTCTCCTTTTTTGTGTCCTAGCTGATTTCTTACGGGCGTTTTGTAAAAGGCGTTCTTCCATCTTTGCAACCTGTCGATGAAGTTCGGTGTTTTCTTCGATTAAAGCGTCAATTTTCATTTCTAACATTTCAATCTTTTTCTTTAGTTCGTCAATAACTTTAACTGAAAGGTTGTCAGTACGTTCCTCTTTTTTGGCTTTAATATCAATTCTTTGTTTGATAATTCCCCAAATTTCTTTTAGTCCTAACGCAGTTACCAAACCCGTTATTATTACGATAAGTGAATGATCTTCCATATTAAAATTATTTACCCTGTCCACGATAGGCTTTTTTATAGTTTCTACTGTTTTTTAATTTACTCGTTTTACTTTTAGCGTGTACTCCCTTTCTTTTTTTTTTCGCTTTTGCTACTATGTCAATTATTGCTTTTCTCATTTCTTAGCTACTTCCTCAATTGGTTCACTCCAAGCTTCAGTACTCATTAATTCTAAAGCTTCAGCGTGTGTTAAAACTTGTGAAGGTGTTACACTACCATCTTTAATAAAAGTTGGTTCTGCATTGTATTTAATTACAAATAGGGTGTCATCTAGTGACCTTCTAACTGTTGAAGCAGCACTTTCACCAACTTGGCTGAAGTCAATGTTTTTTAAATCTGTTTCTATGTTGCAAATACTATAAGTTTTATTATTCATTTTTTTATGTTTTACGTCGGTACGTCGGTCTCTCTGTCACTTTCATTCATATTTACACTTTCTGCATTATTACTACCAGTTCCTTGATCGATTAGTGTCCACTTAGAACCATCCCAAGTAGCTTGTTCTCCCATTCTATACCAAGCCGTTGGAGGTGTAGATAAATCATTAAGGTTGTTGGGTACTCCTGAGTTGTAAACAGTAGAAACTTCTGCCCTTTGGTCAGTTGTCCATAGTGCCACCTCATCCACTTTGCAATATGAATTATAATAATTTTCTCCAATAATTAAATCCTCTGTGCCTGTTGCTATCACTGCACTGGTATTTGCTGAAGCTTGTTCTACACCATCCACATATAAAATCATATCCTTACTAGCTAAACTAGTATCATAACAGGCAAAAATATGATACCAAGTACCAACATTTAAAGTAGTAGTTGTTGTTCTACAAATGCTACTACCAATTCCAAAATCTATTCTATCAGCTGTTGGAAAAAGCCAAATTCTAATATCTGAACTAGAAGTATTCCCCCTTCTAATAACATCTATAACTCCTGTTGTTAAAGGTTGCACCCATAAAGAAATTGTTGCTGTTGTTAACCCATCTAAATATGTTGCAGCTCCACAATTAATAAAATCGTCCACTCCATCAAACGCCATAGAATATACATTGCTAAAACTAGCTGCCGTAATACCTAAAGTTTGAGTTGTAAACGTTCCATCTGATAATGTGTATTTTACAGTATAAGAGTTTATTGTTGAGGTTGACAAAGTAACTTCACCAGTTGAAGAATTAATAGTTAATCCTGAAGGTGTAGCTGTAAATGTACCCCCAGCATCACCTGTTATTGTTGGCGTAGGATCTGTTCCGTCTTTAGCGTAACTAGAAGCGGAATAACTAAAAGAAGCGTCAGACGGTTTTTTAGTTCCTCCACTTGGTACTTTGAAAAATCCTTTTTTCTTATATGGGTTGTAAATTATCGGCATAATATTAAATTATTGGTACTTCACAATAGTTATAGTTTTGGGGAAAGCGTAAACCTAAGTTTATAGTAGCCCCGCTTAATTCGTCTTCGAATCGTTCGGTAAACATTTCAACGCTTCCGCTTTTTACTAATTGTACCTGATTCCAATTAACATTATTACTTGTAGCGTTTAACTGTTCAAAATAAGCAATCAAATCTATTAATATTTGTACGCAGTCGCTTTTTACTTCGTTTTCGTTGCTTTCGTCTTTTCTTACAATATCCATTACTAGAACTTGAAAGTTCCAAGTAAAATCTCCCGTTCCTAAAGAGGCGGGTTGATCGTTAACCCATAACAAAGGATATTCAAAATTCGTTAGTTGGTTATGTTGGACCACCTCCCAAAGATTACCATTTCCAAAACTTTTTAATTGCCTGTGGGCAGTCGTAAAGTCTTCTAACTGTTTTATTATTTGGTTATACGTTAGTTTCATTTATTACTAAAATATATATAGTCATCTCTCCAACAACTGCCACTAGCACCACCTAGATAAAAACTAGATTGGTAAGCGGTTTTGTCGGGGTGCATATCCTTGCTTGTTTCGGTGTATTTAGGGAATAAATTATCGTATTCACAAAGATAATTAATTAATCTTTTATCGTAAAATTCCGCCTTAGTTTTCCAGTCATCTCTTAAAAATTGTAACGCTTGGTAGTCTATCGGTTGGGCGTTTTCACTAGATTTTGTTGCTACGCTTTTATTTCTGTATTTAAACAACATTGAAGTAGAACATTCGTACATAGTCCACTGTAACATTGACGGGGCTATATAGTCGTTTAAAAGGGTTGTTTCGTCAGCGTTTAACGTTCCAGCTACTATTTTAGATTTTAAATCTTCGTAAAAAGGAGTTCCCAGTGTTGGGTGAAGACGCATATCCTGACTTATTTTTATACTAGGTAATAATAATCGTGTATCGACATTATCGTCAATTAAAGTATTATTCTTTAAATAAGCTTCTGATATAAATAAAACGTTTGCCATAATTATCTTTTTTTCCTTAATACTTGTTGTTGCCAGATGTGTCTACAAAACGGGCGGTGAATGTTAGTATCTGGTAAGGTGTACCAACCGCCTCTTTTAGTAAATATATCTATCCCTGTTTGGTTAAAATCGTTTCTTAATAATTTTAATTGATCTAAAGTGTATATTCTTCCAGCTTGAGCAAATGCTAACATTTGACGGCAAAACCTTCTACTCTGTCCACCTTTTAACGGTAAAGCGTCAGGTCTTTCAACGTATTTATAAGCTACAAATATTTCTTCGTCAGGTTTCTGAATACTATCAATGGCGTTTTGTGTCGGTTTGAAGTTAACATCTAACGCTCCAATATTTTGAAGTTCTTGTACTATGTCATTAACATCGTCTAGGGATATTTCTAACGCTTTTCTAATTTCGTTATTTGGTAAGCTAGGGTTATCAATTAACATATCTAAAACAGCCTTTTCCATATCCGTTAACGCTCGTTCTAACGCAAAGTTGTGTTTACTTAATAAATCACTTTCGAACCTTTCAGCGTCTTTAATATTGGTTATTTCGTTGTTTATACTTTCTAATATTTCGTAGTCGGCACTATTAAAACCTGTTCGTTCTAATTGTGCGAAAATCATATCGTCTAGTTGGTCGTCCATTTGAACACGTTGACCAGCTTCTAAAGGTGGTAAACCTACTTTCTCCCTTATTTCGTCCTGTGTCATTACACCAACAACAACCGCTTCGCTTAATTCTTTTTGTATAGGCTCTATTTTCTGTATGTGTAAACACTTTGGTAAACCGTTGTAGTTTAGTAGTTCGTTAAATAGGTTGTTTAATAAATCCTGTTCGGGATCTATATGTAAGTTTTGGTACAAATCCGCACTACTTCTTAATTCATCCGCGTTGTTTCCTAATCCCGTTTGGTCTTTTATGCCAAAAAGCATTGGCGATACTATGGAGTGAGCGGTAAATATCTCCTGTGTTATTTGGTTGTTTAGGTTTATAAACCTGTCGTCCTGTCCGTTTGTTGGAATAGGTATAATTTGCGGATGGTCAGCAGCTTGGTCTGTAAACGATAATAAAGGCTTTCCAGCGTTGTCCGTTCCCGTTGCGTAGTCTTTAAATCTGCGTTCAATTATAGCCATTTCCTCGTCCGAACATTGACCATTTGCAAAACTTATTAGGTAGCCAGAACTCAGGTTGTTTTTAATATTCATTAGCGTAAAGTTGCTAATCTCTGCGTCTGCCTCTAAATACGGTATAGCTGCGATATAGTCAGGCAAAGGATATTCTCCTAAGTCTGGGCGGTATTCCTTATAATAAATTAAATAATTTCTATCGGTTGTTACCGTTTCGTCAAATGGAAATAATTCCATTTCTGTAAAGTCTTCGTTCTTTTCAGGGCTTCTAGACTTCCAGTCTGAAGTATAATAAAACGTGTTTTCTTCAATACCTACTCGAATATAATTAAAGTCTATATGGTCAACACTAGCAATCTTCCCAACTGCGTTAACTCTAATTTGCATAGCAAAACCACCAAACACTTTTTTATCTTTGGTAATCTTTACTAGTAAATCGTTCATATTGCCGTCTTCGTTGGGCGTTCTTAAAAACCCTTCGACTAACGCCAATTGTTGAAAGTTCAATTTATCCTTTTCAACAACAAAACCTTTTCCAACTATAAACTTTGTTTTAGCGTCTATAATTGTAGACTGTTTCGAACTCTCATTTAAGAGCTTTACTAGAAAATCTCCGTAGCAATTCTTATACGGTCTTTCGCTCCCGTATTCGTACCAGTCACCTTTACGACTTTCTTTAAACTTTGGTAAGTCGTAGCCTTTAAAATTTATAGGTATTAATTTAATGCTCATTTCTAACTAGGATTATATACATAATTTGTTACTCCCTCTATTGTGTGAGTAGTATAGTTCGGGTTATCGTTGACATTTAACAAACGCATTTTACCCTGTTCAACTAATCCCGTAGCGTTAGCGGGATCTAAATTTGTAGAGCTACTCTGTTCGTAAATATAGTAATCGTAATAACCACTTTTACCAAGTATTAAAGAACCGTTTAAAGCGTCATTAACACCTTCAGTAAAATTAAATAAATTAAATCGTTGTTTCTGTGTTGAAGTGTCAGAAATTAAACAATAGTAGTTTGATTTACTAGTGTCATTCTTAAAATGAAATAAGTAAACAGGATTTGTTAGCGTTGTCTTTTCATATAGTGTTACCGCAAACGTTGTAGATGTACTATTGTTTAGGTGTATCATTAGACTTTTTAGGTTTAGATTTTTTACTCTCAAATACGTCTGCACCAAGTTTTTTTAATAACTCAATGTTGTCTTCTGTTATTGGTACACTAAAACCTTTTCCATTCCAGTTCCCACCTATTAAATTTTTTTTTAATCCCATAACTTTTATATTTAAAAAAAAAGGGGAGGCAATAATTCACCTTCCCCCTTTTCAATCAACTATGAAGAAAGAACACTAAACAAAGTCTTTTAATTACGTTGAAATCGTTAAACCAGCAACAACTGAAGCTCCTACTTCAAAAGGTGCTAACGGCTCTTTTGCCATTAGTTCAATATCGAAGCCGTTTCTGTCACCGTAAGCAGTACCAGAGTTAGCGACCATACTTTGACCTTCTGCAAAGTTTTGGAAACCAAGCCCCCAATATTTCCCGTTGTTGTCTTTACAAATAACAATTATCTGCCCGAGTATCATAATACGCAACTCGTTAATTTTAGCCGCTGCAAATTTGTTAATTGAAAAAGCTATAACGCCTTCTGAAAATCTAGTTCCGTTTGCTGGATCTATTGTCGTTGTAGCGGTTACACTACCGACTTCTTTTTTTAATTCGTATTTCCTCCAAGTAGAACCACCGTCTGTAATTGCGGTTACTTCACTAGAGGCTTCTGTATATGCGGTAACGGAAGCACGTTCAAGGATATATAATTCCTCCAAACCGCCCGTACTGTCTGAGCAATCTCTTGCAAAGCCCGAACTGAGGTTACAACTCATAATTATTTGATTTTTAAGTAGTTAGCATTTCAACTAACAATTATTTAAAAAAGGGGGTTAATTAAAACCCCCCGTTATTATTCAGTTTTTTATACTAACGCAAATCTTACAATTTCGTCAGGGAAAGCAACGTTAACACCTGTTCTAAATGCCATTGTTACTTTATAAATTCGATTATTTTCATCGAACCAACTCCTTACGTCATTAGCTTCCTCTTCTGGTAAATCAACACCAATGTGAATGTTTGAAGCTCTCATTAAGTAAATGTGGTTGTTAGACTGTGTAAGACCAGGATCAGAAACAACTTCGATATTTGGGAAACCAATTAACGGCATTGATTGAGTCTGTCCTTCAGAAACATAATGAAAATAATTACCATCTGCTAAAGCTCTTTGGTATAATAAGAATTGAGCTGGAGCAACAAATAATTTTAAATCGTCAGCACCCGCAATAGCTTCTGGGATTAATTCAGCCATTCCTAAAAGAATACCGATAATGTTACCTGAAGTATATCCCGTACCTGTTGTAATACCTGTTGGGTTACCGTTTACTGAAGAACCAGCAGCCAAAATCAATTTGTCTAGTCCATCAAATTTATTAAGATTTGCACTACCTGAAGCAGTATCTCCTTGCCAATAAGCCTTACCTAAAGCGTCTTGAACTTTAGCGACTTTTTGAGCGAAATATAACTCAGCAAAAGGAATCTCTTCTTTTTCAGCAGTTAGACCTTGCTTTAACATAACCGCAGTATATTTAGCTGCTAAGTCAGTCATACATAAATCTTCGTGAACTGCAATAGCTCCAGGCGTGATAGTTCTTTGTGTTAGGGTTGTTGTGCCACTAGCACTTCTTGAACATCCGTCAGCTTGAAATATTACATCGGTAGAAAGGACGTTTATGGTTGTCGGGCCTTTAACTCCTGGTTGGA